AAAGTCCAAGGGCGCGGATGGCAAGAATGGCAGAGATAGTTTTGCCTGTACCCATCTCATGGCCAAAGATACCGCGCCCTTGGTTGTCCAGCCAAAAATGGACAGCGTCAAGCTGATGTTTATATGGAGCCACACCCAAAGATGACAGACTGTTTTCCCATCCAACACATATGCGAGAATGAAAATCATCTGTCTGGGACTTTAAAACATCAGCGAGAGAACGGGCATGTAGACTAACCTGTTGGTTAAACTTTACTGAATATCCTTGGTCCTCAAGCGTAGGCTTTACGTCATTCGCAATGATGTCGTACACGCTCATCCCAACTTCAGCTTCCATGCGTCCTATATTTACAACCCAGCTACGTTGGGCTGGCTTGTAAGCACACTGTGGAATGCGGCCAAGTATATCGGCCAATGCTGGTATGGGATTGGTGGGGCGTAGAACCAATTGTAGGTTTGGTTCCAAAGAAACCTGTAAAGTCTGTGTCATTTGTCCGTCTGTTCATTTGTCTGTTTTGTCTGGTAACATTACAATGGGGCTTGGTGTCTGTTGTGTCAACACTTTAATGTAAATTAATTTCTAAAAAAGATGGGCAAGATGCCGAAACACCTTGCCCACTTAGACAGACTGACAGGACGGGGGTAAGGGAGGAAGCCCCCTAAACCACAATATTATGTGGCCTACTCCAGATTACAACACATCTTCTTGAAACTGACTATGGCATGTTGACAACGCGATTCTGTTAAATCATATTCGTGCAAGACACAGACATACAATGACAGTATAATAGGAATAAGATGGTAGAGGACAGACACACAATCGCAGAATTTTTATCTACCTTGCACCAAAACAAAACGTGCGGGGTCCTTAGTTTTGAGGCACTGGGTGACAAGCGGGTGATGTATCGCGCCAATGGCCGCAGTGCAGACAGCTTGTTTGAATGGATAGCAGAACAGACTAAAGAAAAGCGCGGCATATATATGAGGCAAGCGCGGCTGGACCCAGAGAGTACGACCTGTCGGAAGACTGATGTTTTAGAACTCACACATATATGGGTGGACATTGACGGCGCGGACGTAGACCGGCTGGATTATATAGTCAACGATTACAAGCCTACATATATAGTACATAGCGGTGGCGGCTTGCATGTTTACTGGCGTTTGAAAGAGCCGGTGCGTGATGCTGTACAGTTTCAGAAAGCTGAGATTGTAATGAAGCAGTTGTCTCAAGTCTTACTTGGAGACCCTGCGCCTACCCACATCGCCAGTCTGCTTCGCCTACCCTACACAATCAACTGGAAGTATAACCCGCCTGTCCAGTCAAGGGTAGCACACGTAGAGCCTTGGCAAGAATATTCACTGTATGAATTAGAAGATATGGCCCTTGCAAATCAGGACCCTTATGAAAAGGTGGTTGGTTTTCTGACCAGCAATGTCCGCATGGGTATGACCAGCCAAGACTGGGAACGTGTGATCAACAATCTATCTGTGTCGGGTTCAGCTAATGAATATGGCGGCAGAAACAATTGTGTTGTGAAGCTGGCCGGTTACTGGTCACGCAATGACATCAATCCAAAGACACAAATCAGAACACTCATGGACTACGGTTGCACACTGCCGCTCATAGAAGTCCAAAGTATTGTCTCAAGAATATGGGAGCGCGAACATGCAGAACCAATCTAGTCTCGCGCCTAACCCAGCAGACCCAACACAGCGCATTATCAATCATGTGCAGACAGCGCAAGCGGCTGGACGTCAACCCCGCATGTCTGACATCGTAGGTGCGGCTATTGATGCAATGGTCCTACACTTCAGGCAGAACAGCGCAGACATACTACACACTCAGGACAAATGGTACACCTTTGACCCAGCCGTTGGCATCTGGCGTGTGAAAGATGCGCTGTTTGTAGAGAGCGAGATAGACCAATGGTTCCGTAACCTGATTGGTATTGTGCCGAACCGGAACCTGAGAACTGAAGTTCTGTCTGGCGTGAAGGTCAGAGTGTATGTAGATGATGTGGACTGGGGACAACACGGCAACGTAATCATCTGCTCTAACAATGTCGCTTTCTGTCTTGAGACATTTCAGACTGTGTCTGTACAGAAGAACTGGTATCTGCGTGAAGACAACGTGCTGGCGGCAGAGTGGAATGACCAAGCTGATTGCCCTGTCTGGGACAACACCGTCAAGAATCTGATGGCGCACATCGACCCGGCGGACCGGGACCGGGTGATTGTGTTGTTAGAAGAATGGATGTCTTCATGTCTATATAGACATAGACGGCCCCGTGCCATGTCTAAATGTTTGTTCTTGTATGGAGAGCGCAGGACCGGCAAGTCTACCATCTTGGATGTGCCGCGCCAGATATTTGGTGAGAAGCTGGCAACAGCCATCGACTTACAGGAACTAAACGGCTTCGGCGCACAAGCACTGATGGGCAAAGCTGTCTGGCTGTCTGATGAAATCAAAGTCGGCACCGTGATGAATGACAGCATCATCAAGCGCATCATCACAAACGAGCCGCTGTCTATCAAAGTAAAGTTTGAGAAACCGTTTGAGGGCCGTCTCAACTTGACAGTCGGACTGGCCGGTAACTCTCTGCCAAAGATTGATGATACCAGTGATGCTGTCTATGACCGCACACTGTTTGTCCCGATGGATACAGTGATTGATTACAACGCAGAGGACCACAGTCTGAAAGACCGACTGGATGCAGAACTGTCTGGCATTCTACAGAGGCTAGTGTCTAGGCTCAAGGCACTGAAGACACGCGGCTACTTTGATGTGCCGCCAAGTCTGATTGCCAAGCAAGACGAAATCAAAGCAGAGCAAGACCCGTTGCGTGTGTTCCTAGAAGAAGCACTAGTCAAAGCAAACAGCAACTGTGCTGTCAAAATGACAGACGTTGTGTCTGCATACAGAGGCTTCCTGTCTACCCAGTTTAGTAGAGACCATGCCTTACAGACAAAGACATCACCGCAGTGGTTGTCTCGCAGACTGTCTGAATTCGCGCCCAACAGCACAACTGGCAGGGTTCAGCGCGGTACAATCAGAGCGCGGTTCAGCTTGCACTTCACTGACAAGGGCAAGACATGGCTGGATGCTGGCTGGTCTCTTGATGACCAGTATCACAAGACAGACCAGACCAAACTCAAAGAAGCCAACATCAATACTGGTTTAGGGAGCGTGTGATGCCAAGACCAAACACAATTGGTGAACCTACGATGACATACAATGCGCTTATGAAAGTGGGCCAACTAAACCAGTTGAAGAAGATAGCGCATGAAGCACGTAAAGACGGGGCCAAACATATCAGCGCGGCTAGTCTGATTAGAGACGCAGTAGATGAATGGCTTGCAAAAAATGACAAACTATAAACCTTTTCACACACATTCATGTGGTCATGTTGTCTGTGATTTCTGTGGCGCACTGACAAGAGGGCGTGTATATCATAACAGCAAAGAGGTTTTATGTGGTGCGTGTCGCAGACCTATAAGGAGATTGTCCGATGAAGAACAAGATAAAATCTGGCAGAGGCTCACCCGTAGCGCGGGTTCTTTCTGACAGACTGTGGCGTCAGCGTGTCGTTAAAAGCAAGAAAATATATAACCGGAAGAAAACAAAGCCCCTCACTGGGGCTTTTCATTTTGTGGGGTACAGGTTGGGCAGTGTATAGGTGACCATGTATTTGTGTCACGCATTATGAAACCCGTACCCTCACAGGTTGGACAATCAAAGGTAACAGGCGGGGCCATTGGCCAATCTGCGTCACCTTTAATGCTTAGTACTTCATCGCTCTGCTGTTCGTAAAAATCTGACATTTGTCTTTACGTGCTTTCCTGTTTGTTTGTCTGTGTCTGGTGAATAATCTAAGGATGGTGTGATGCTTTCACAATCTAAACCGGCTTTAGATTTGCCGCGTCTGTATTCGTCCAGCGCATTAATAAAATATCGTGTGCCGGTTTGGTTGACGGTCTGGATATGGAAATCAATATAAAAGAAGTGGGCCTCGACAAGGGAATCGCTGGCTTTATATGTTGGGCATTTACCGTTCCTATCAACTTCTACCCAGCCGCTGGCCTTACATTCTTCGACCATCGTGTGCGCGGCTTGCCAGCTTATGCCTAACTCTTCTGCGATTGCTTGCTTTGTATAAAGCGACTTTACATTAGCCGCTATAAACATCTGCCTTGCGAAAGTATTTCTGAGGGCAGTTGAATTAAAATATCGCTGGATGGGGGTATCCATGCGGGTTCTGCGGCCCTGATAAAGTTTAATCTGATGCTTGGCCTGTTCGATGCCGTACATTGTGCGTAATTCTTTTTCTATATTGTCCATCTGTCTGTGTCCCTTCTGTCATTATTATTATATCGTCATTTTAATGGTGTAATAACATAACGCAAGCCCCCTTTCAATGTTCTTGTGTTTTTTATCGTCATCAACCGTCATCCATCGTCATCATTCGTCATCATATCCGGTGTACAAAGTCTGTTTTGATGACGGTTGATGACGATAAGATGACGATAAACCGGTGCTTATTGTCATCACGTAACCGCCTGTAATGTCTAGTGTTTACCAGATGTCATGCTAGATGATGACGATGATGACGATATATTTATGATTTAATGCGTGAGTGTCTTATTATAAGAACAAATACAGAACAAACAAGAGAAAAAAGTATGACAGGTAATTTTGTGCGGTTTTATCGTCATCATCGTCATCATGTTGATTCAGCAGTACAGAGTGACAAACTGTGTAGTTTGACATAGACACTAGACATGTCTACTGTTTAGACATAGACACAGTCGGGGAATATAATAATGACAATAGTAGGCGTGGACATCGGGACACACTGTGGTGTTGCGTGGAAGTCCGGTGATGAAGTGTCAGTCACTTCTATAGATACGAGCAAGGCCCGAATGATGGGCGGTGGTATGAGAGCATTAACTCTCAGACGCGAACTCGAAAAACTTTTTGAAGCAATAGGTCCGGTGACTGAACTGGCCTTTGAGAATGTTGAGAGACACAGCGCGACATACGCGGCTCAGATATATGGGGAACTGCGCGGTGTCTTGATGTCTGTCTGTGAAGAGATGGCGATTCCATACCGAGGAATCGGCGTGACCACAGTGAAGAAGCATGTTGCAGGGTCCGGCATTGCGAAGAAAGACAAAGTCCGATTGGTGGTCACCAGTCAGTTTCCTGATGTGCATGTGGCGAATGATGACGAAAGCGATGCGCTGTCTGTCCTTATGTGTGTAATAGATGAGGTGTCTTGATGTCCGGTGAAATTGTCAGAGTAGATTTTGGTTCCATGAAAAGACGGTATCTCATGGGCTGTCCCGAATGTGAGAGTGTCAACTGGAACGTAGTCATGGACCCAGACACAGGCTCGACACTGTCTGCCAATCCAGACGCAGACGTAGACATGGAATGTTCCGGTATCACATGTGCTGACTGCGGGTTCCACATAGACATGCAAGGCACACCCGTAAACTAGGCACAAAAAAAGGGCGGCACCCCGAAGGATACCGCCCTTTAATCATCCAATAAAGTCGTATGGGTTGTGTCCAGACTTACCTTGACTGGATACGATTTCAGCTAACGATTGATTGTACGCCTCACCTAAAATCTTATAGTTCATCACCGTTATGGTTGGGTCATGATATCCAAAGACAGGGTGGTGGTCATCAAGAACAAGCCAGTTCAGAATGTCATAGGCTGGAATTGCACCCATATGAGCGACAGTTCCAAGCCTGTCCAAAGACCACTGGGCTAGATGCCCAAGTTCATGTGTCCTTTTCTTCCAGAAAGACGTTTTGAATTTGAGACTTTTACCTTTCAAATCTGGCATGTCTTCAAATTCTGTCTGTGCTAGAACATCCTCATCCGGCACCAGTCTGTCCGTGTCTACCTCAACTTGAAGCAGAAGAGGTTTACCGCCGCGCTCACACGCCGCTTGTGCAAAATGTACAGCGTATGCGCTGGTGAGGTAAACCCTGTCCGGTGCAGATGGGTGACCCTTCCAGTTGGACTTTCTCTTGCCCCGACATTTAAGGCCGTGTTCAAGAATGTCATTGAGGTACAGGTCAGATGTACCGTGATACAAAGTGATTGTGTCTGTCATGTCTGTGTCTGCCTCCCTATGCACTGAGATATGCACGAAGTGTTTTGAGTATCTCATCAATTGCCGCCAAGGCTTTCATTGTGGGAACCTTGTCTGGCAAATCTTCTTCAAGAGACACAGGCGTACCCGTTCCGATAGACAGTGCGCGGATACGCTGTGCAACTTTGAGCCTGAGATAATCAGCGATGCCTTTGGGCAGTGGTGTTCTGCCCGAAGACCAGTTCTTCATGGTCTGGTTGGTCACGCCAAACAATGCACGTAACTCTGCCGGTTCCATGTCTAAGGCCAGTAAACTTATCCGCAACTGAGCCGGTGACAGAGTGTTCTGTGTCTGTCTAGGGTCTTCAATTGGGAAGTGGTCTACCCACCCCATCGGCTTTCGCTTCTTTGCAAACCTTTTACGAAGCAATGCTTCCGGTACTGAAGGGGCTACTGTCATGTCACTAGCCTCTTCTCTATCGCTCTGCGACTGTCCGCAAACATCTTGGCCTTGACCTCGCCCACCTTCTTTTTCAAAAGCCAGAGCGGGGCTTCAAAACCATGCTGGTCACGGTCTGTCAGCTTACCACGTTGAACGATGGTAGATTTAGCAAACCACTCCGGCTCAATTAAATCAGCCAAGTCTATCAGGATTGCCTTGTCTGTTTCATTTTTGATTTTGCCATAAAACAAAACAGGATTGTTTCCATCTGTCCCATCGTTTAACAAACCCATCTCTATGAGATGTTGCTTATACCAGTCTATGTTTTGTAAGGCACCACCCCATCCCAAGACCTCTTTTATTCTGTCTGGGTTTAGAAAAACAGAGCGTGGTATGGGCCTGTGTTGGTCATCAATACACTTGAGGAACTCATCTTCATCAACGACACGCACAGTTTCACCATAGTTTGTGGTGCCTTGCCAGAGGACAACCACATTAGTTCCTTTTGGAAACTTACTTGACCGCCCGTCTGTCTTAGCCCGATAGGGAAAGTGTCCCACCAATTGGACTTTAACCGGATTAGAATTTGACTGGCTCATGGTTCCCTGCTCCTATTTTGATTTCATTAATCATGTCTATTACATATTCCATATCACCTTGGTCTGGGTCATAGAACGAAGTGTCATAGTAGTTAAGGCCAACCTTAACCAGTACGGGAACATCACTGCCATACAGCGGATGTTCATAAAGTGTGACACCTGATACGGTGTACAGTTCAGCCGGTTTGTTTACGTTAGTCATTGTTTGTTTCCTTCTCCAGAATTTCCATTTGTGTGGCTTGGGCGTTGCCAACTTGGCCACCTACTAATCGCGCCCATTCACTCTGGGCCATTGCTACCAGTTCGGCTTGACTGTCTCCGAAAACAATCACGTCCCTGTAAACAGGTCCGACAACTTCTACTCTCGCTGTAAATTTAGACATTGTATTACCTCTCGTCTGTGTCTGTGTCTGTGGGTCTACCACTACGCTATGCGTTTCGGCCCAGACCATCGGGCCTCATCAGGTGGCTGGGGCCACCACCGAAGCGGTGACCCCGTGTTAAGTTTAGGCAAGTTCATCAGCCAGCTTGTCCAAGTCCATCAGAATTTCATGGACAGTGCGGCCCCAGATGTTTGCGTTCAAGCAGTCGGCAAACTCTTTACGTGACCCGTAATGTGCCACCTCAAGTCCGACAACTTTGATGCCCCACTGGTTAGCCAGCTTGACCATCTGCTCAAGGTCTGGACCACCGGCACCACCGTCTGTCAGGATGAATATAACTTTCTTATCTTCATCCAAGTCGCGCATCTGTGATGCCATAGTCATGAGAGCCTCAGTCATGGGTGTACCGCCACCAGTGTTACCCCATAGGGTAGTCACATTGTAGTCGGACTTAGACCAAGGCATGTTGAACGGCTTAAGTGTTGTGCTGTCATCGGTGTCTGGTCTAATACGGCCACCAGTCTCATACGTGGGTCTCATACCCATTTCAGCTAGGTCCCAGCCTATACCATTCGTATCATGACCTTGTGTGTATTCAGTTTTAAAGTCAGTGTTACGACTGGCTGAGACTTGGACACTAGGAAACGATGAGACAGAGAACTTGATGTTGGCCGCTGACATAGCATCACCCAACACAAAAGCCAGCTTGACTGCATCATGGTTGTCTGAGCCGCGCATGGATGATGAATTGTCCACCATGATACCAACGGCTGTCCGATAACCTGACCGCTTCCATGTCTTGTTAAAGACATTATTGGAATTGCTAGACAGGCGGTGTAAACGGCCCCTGTCCAAACGTCCCTTGTCACGGTTCCGCAATTCGCCCCGTCTGTCTGGGTTGGTTAACAGTCGTGTTATACGTTGCTTTGCCGCACCTACTGAGCGGGGTAAGTCTGCCCGTATCTGCTTGGCCCGTGTCTTACCGGACTTGATGGAACCACCTTCCAGAGACAGTTGAGAATTCCGCGCTATGTCTACCACTTTTAGACCACGGGCATCTGGATTGCGGTCTGTAATATTGTCAGCCATAGGCCGCACATCACGTTCTGCATCCATCTGGTCCAGAGGGTTGATGTCATCTACGACACTGCCATCACCGGCATCAGGACTAAAACCTTTGACAGGTGACTGGGCATCGGGTGTCTGCTGTTCAGCATCATCAGCCTCATCAGTGTCTGTTGCACCTTGTGCATCACCCTCTGCATCAGCATCAGCATCAGCCTCTGCATCTGCATCAGCTTCTGCACTGTCAGCATCCGGTGTTTCAGTAACATCAGAAGACATGGTCTGATTGTCTGTGTCTGGCCGGTCACCTTCCTGACCTTCACCAACATCTGGCTGACCGTCTGGCTCTTCCTGTTGCTGTGGGTAGTAGTCCACAAATTCTTGTGTCAAAGCCCATGCATCCGCTGTTGTTTTACACAGCTTCAACTTGTCGGCCCACATGCGAATGTGTGGGGCCAACGGGCCAGCCTCATCCAACAGGCCATCCGCAGACGGCACTTCATAGCCGCACATCTCTACATAAGCCAGTGTGTTGATGCTGAATGACAGAGACCGTGGATTAGCAGGGTGCCAGCCATTTTGTCTAGAATGACTGACACAGTATTCTGTCAGTAATTCTAAATATTTTCTGGCACCAGCGAAACGGCCCCGTGACACCAAGTCCAGTTCCATGCGTGGGTCTTCAAAAGCATTTAATATCTGGGCATATTCTTTGCCTTTACGGCATGCCTCTTTCCAGACATCTAAATCTGTGCAGATATTATGGCCCATCTCATGGATGGCGAAGCCTGTCATGGTGTCAGCCTCATATCTGGTGACAGATGCTGTAGCTGGCAGAGTAGGCATATTGATACGACTGCGTAGGTATTTGCCGTCCTCAGTATCATTGAGAGACCAGTTGGTCCCTGCCGTGACACCACCGTGCCAAGTAACCTGACATTCAACTTTACCAAAGTCGGGCAAGTGTCTCAGGCTTGTCTGTATTGCAGTGTCTACTGCGTGGGTTAAATCTTGTGCAATGATATAAGACATATCTAGTTGCTCCTGTCTGTGTCTGTGTCTCTGATTTCATGGTTTCCCAATCATCAGGCCGGATCACATCCGACTATCAGAGATTGGCAGGGGCAGTAAAACCGCCCCCGCCAGATTTTTAGTTGAAAGGCATTTCATCCTCATCACCGTCAGTCTGCTTTTCAGCATCACCCTCATCAGCCGGTGGTGTCCATGTCTCACCTCTGGCCAGTGCCGCCCATTCATCAGGATTGACATTGGTGTTGAACAACTGGGTCAGTGTCTCTTGGTCTACCGCTTCCAGCGCATTACCAATCACCCAATGCACAACCTCTGACGGGTCCATGCCATCCATTACCATCAGGGCAATGTTGGTACTTTCCCGCAGTGAAACTGTCAGGGTTGGGGCCTCACCCCTGTCATGCGCTTTACGGCAGATAGACATAAAGTCTACCAGACTGTCACAGAACGCCTTTGGTGCATTTGACCGCTGACGCAATACCCGACTTTCCTGAGATTTTGAAGGGTAGCCAAAGTGCAGTTTGATTGCACAGCGAGACAGCAAACTGCTATCCATCTGCTTTGCACCGGCATACAGGCCAGATGCATCACCCCGCCCGTTGGTGTTGTCTGCCAGCATAATCTGGACACCTTCAGCAACTGCGATACTTTCACCAGTCTGAGGCACGATATATTCGCGGTCCTGTAGGATACCATTGAGGGCCACCAGTACATCAGGCCGCGCCCTGCTTACTTCATCAATCAGGATAACAGCGCGGGGCTGTCTGACTGCTTTAAGCAGTAGGCCATCAGACCAGTATGTGGTGCCGCCCCTCACTTGGAACCCGCCAAAGAAATCATCAACTGTTGTGTCATCAGAAACAGTGATGTTCCAGAATGACCGCCCTGTCTGTCCCGCAAAGTAACGGGGCAGAGATGATTTACCAGTACCGGCTGGTCCAAAGAACAGCATAGGCAAAGGCACCGCACGTCTGGCAACCGAAAGAAAAGCATGGGCCAGCTTTGGGTCCGGCACATAATTTGGGTCAACAGCCGGTGCGCGGGTGTCATTGTAGACAGGGATATCCCAGTCTACATTCAGACCGCGAAAGATTTTGCCAGCCTTCACTGTGCCGGTCTCTTCAACATGCTGGACATGTTCATTGACATCCGGCACCTCAATAGCCGGTGCAGATGCAACAGGCATGGCCACCACATTATCTGCTGGGCGGCTGGCCAGTTTAGCCTGAAGGTCTGTCTTTTCTGACAGCATCTGCATCAAACTGCCCCGTAGGTCAGCATAAGGCTGTTGCAGAATGCTGTCTGCCTGTTCTTCCAGACCAGAAGACTTAGCCCAGTCACCCATGTCTGAAACAACTTCAGCCTTTGCAATTGGCTGTGCCTGTACAGGCTTGGGCTTTGTTGTGCGCGGTGCAGTTACACCGGCTGGCGTACCATAACTGGCCGCATCTAAGCCCAGTTTACTAGCCGCCTCAATTATCTCAGCTTTGCTGGCCAAGTGTAGTTTGAAACTTTCGCCCAGAATGTGTGGCTGTTGTTTCATTTTTGCCCGCATATCTGTGAGCAGTGCAGTGCGCTGTTGCGCTGTAAGTTTGAAATTATGCATGTTGTCACTCCTGTCCATGCTGTCTGTGTCTGTTGCTGATTTCATGCTTTCGCAATCATCAGGCGGGACACACATCCCGCTATCAGCTATGGCCAGACATAACCCAGTCTGGAAGTCTCACTATCACTTTACCTTTCGGTTGCGTTGTCCCCTGTCAGCATAAGCATGGTCTAGTGCCATTTTATTTGTTGCTATCAAAGCTCGTCCAATAAGGTGCGAGGGGTGTGAGCGGGTTGGCTTGCAAGGCCGGTGTCCTGTAGGTGCTGAAAAATCTCCAAAAAATTCCTGTCCCCCCTAATATGGGGGCAGACACAGACATTATCAACATTTAAATGATGAAAAGTGCAAAAAAAGTTAATTTTCTTCAAAACATGCACCTTTCACCATTACATCAACGAATGTTGGATGCGCCACCCGCGCAGTCCGAAATGCCCCGCTTGGACCGGTAAACCGCCACAGTCCGGCCCCCAGACAGGCTGACAGGCCCTAGACACGCAGACAGACAGACTGACGGACACATTGACGGACACAGTCTGAATTTAGACAGGCTGTAACCCGCAGAACGCCTGACATTTTGTTTGACACCCGCCGGTCTGCCAGACCGTTGCGCCGTCAATTTGACCGCCCACGGCCCACTGTGCCAAGACACTGTCGGACCCCCGGATTCGGTTCCAAAAAATCTGCGTGTGCGTGTGAACCTCATGCATGAGTTTTTGAGGGCTTGGAAAGATTACTTGAAAAATAGTGATTATTTTTTTATTTTTATTATAATGATGACAGGGGTCTAGATATATGGCGCGAAGAATAGATAAACCGGTTCCTAAACACCTACGTAACGCGGTGGAGTTGGAGCAAGAACTAGCTTTGATTGAGAAAGAGGACATGATGCTCCAGCATCCAACCTTTCTTGGCAACCAAAGACAGTTCATAGACCGCATATATCAGCATTTACCAGAGGTTGCCGACAAGCTGGTCAAGTTTATGACGGCGAATCCAGAGCGGGTATACGGTTCTAACGGCACGGTACAGCTTATGTTGCCTGAAGAAGTCGCTATGACGGACGGTCAGCTACAATTATTCAAGCTAATACTACAGAAGGGCTTACCTAATCAGGCCCCGGTCACAATGTCGGGAGAACAGAACCAGTTTGGGTCCGGTAAAGTGGCCATAACTATTAACCAAACCGGACCTAATGTGGATTTGGAGAACATAACGTCATCCGTAGATGGTGTGCGCCGGGGTCAGGCAGAGAAAGTAAATACTATTTCGTTTAATCGCCCGGATATAGTGGACCACGATGACAACTGAAATAACCTTTGAGGCACATCACACTCAACAGCTAGTGTTAGAGGACCCTCACCGCTTTATTACTATGGTATGCGGCAGACGTTGGGGCAAAGACCACCTAGCTTCTATCAAAATACTTTCTCATAGCCTCACACACTCCAGCACACGCGGCGGGAAGATGTATGCTTGGCTAAACCCGGTCTATAATCCGCAGGGTAAAGAAAGTTTCCGCGTGTTCCGCGCTTTTGCCGAGAGTGGCGGTCTGATTAAGAAAGTGGTTGAAACACCACCTATGGAAGTTCGGCTGATAAACGGCGATAAGGTTACGTTCTTCTCTGCCGACCAGCCTGATAACCTACGCGGTGGCCAGTATGACGGTGTTATTCTCAATGAGGCTGGCTTTATATCCGACCTAGATGAAGTTTGGTCAGGCCCTGTGGCGGCGATGTTACTTGACCGAGCGGGTTGGGCTTGGATTATGGGAACGCCCAAAGGTAAAAATGCTTTTCATAAGTTCTTTTTACGCGGACTTCAGCCAGAGACAGAAGACGGTAAGCCAAATCCGTGGAAGAGTTACCGGTTTCCCACCAAGACGAACCCCTTCATACCACCAGAAGAACTGGACCGGCTGAAGGATGAACTGCCAGCCGACATGTTCAAACAAGAGTTTGAGGCTGAGTTTCTCGATACCGGCGGTGCCGTCTTCAGGGGCTTAGACCAGATGCGGTCTAGAAGTGATGGACTTGAACTTATCCCACAGGCAGACAATTGCCGCGTAGGCATAGACTTGGCGAAGCATACAGACTTCACATGTCTGGTAGCCATAGACAATTCCAACAATGTTATTGGATATGACAGGTTTAACCAGCTTGATTGGTCTATTATAAGCCAGCGCATAGAACATTTTTGCTCCAGATACAGGGGCAAAGTGGTAATGGATGCTACGGGAGTAGGTGACCCTATCTATGAAAACCTTGTAAGTAAGGGGCTGGTGATTGAGCCGGTCAAGTTTACTAACGATAGGAAGACCCAGATGGTACAGAACCTTATGCTTCTCATAGAAGAAGGTTGTGTACAGATACCTTTGCCCGGTCAGAGTTTGGACCCCAGTCACGACACCTCAACAATGTGGGCTGAGTTAGAAGCCTACACCTATAATATAACCCCCACCGGCAGAATTAGATATGAAGCTCCCCGTGGTTTTCATGATGATACTGTGACGGCTTTATTCTTAGCCGCTTCCGCTATGCCAATGATGACGGCACAAGCCTTTGCAGATGTGGACTTGAATAATGTCCGAGGTGTTGGAGAGCTTTGATAATACTAGCCAGACACATTATTTTATTGTAATATCGTGTCTATGTCTGTGTCTGGAGATAATTATGCCCTATACTGCCAAACAAAAGAAACTCGCTCGGATAGCTCCGCCTCGCAATAAAATCACTAAAGCAGATTTTGATGTTCTTAATAGAGGCAAGAAAAAGGCAAAGAAAAAGAAGAAGAGAGCATGAAGAAGAATATCAAACAGCCTGTGCGCCCAAAGGTAAAACCAAAAGGTAAAGTGAAGCAAGGCTTGGCTATTATGGCGAAGAGTGACCAGACACATTTTGCCCCTCGCAGAAATTTAAAGGTTTAGACATGGCACACGATAACAGTGGTAAGGGCGACCAGTCCGGGGTCAATTCACTTGTACAAAACACAGACACTATCTCGGACAATGTTGCCACCAGACGTATGCAAGAAGCCGGTCCAAATGACTTAGGACCAAAAGTAGACCCGGTAGAGGCAATTCAAAATGTACGTAACGATATTCGTAGGGACATGGTGAATGATGCAGTGGTTGCCGCCGAGTATGATAGACTGGCTAATCCAGAACCTGACAAGGTGGAGAGCATGGCCGATGTTCGGGAATCCGCTGTGGTGGTATCTTCAGAGATACCGACTGGCGCGGATTTCGTTGGTAGTGCTTTGGTTGAACGCGAAAATGCGGCTAAGTTTCTGGATAAAGAAACAGAAAAGAAAATTATAGATTATGTACATGCTCATTTTGATTTGAGTTATGACCGTATGTCCAAGAGGTATGATTACTGGAAGGACGCGGAAGTTACTCATGATATGTATGTACCTTCACGTATTATTGATGAAAGCAAGCGAAAAAGCAGACAAAGCTATTCTGGCGGCAGAATTATTGACCAGATTAAAACGCCATACTCAAGGTCAATAAGTGATACTATATGTACATACAACTTAGCCATTTTCGGTGGCGCACCCCCATTCCGAATTGAACCAACAAGCCGAGACACTAGCCGCAAATCCGCAAGGATTCTTGAACAGCGGCTTCACCACAACATGCGGCGTGTTGGGTATGAACAGCGGTTGTACCAAATCTTCTTGGACAACAACCGTTATGGTATGGCACCTGTCGCAAACTTCTATGGCAAGGACGGTAATGTACCTGTCAATATTGACCCTTGGTCTTATTTCCCTGACCCCCGTGTCACTGCACAAAACAGACATGAGGCAGACTTTATTGGATATAGAACTTGGGCCAGCTTAACGGCTCTTTATAGACGTGGGCATTATGACAATCTGGATAGGATTGTGGATGCCAGACCTTCACTTGCTTGGTCAGCTAATCAGTTCTTGAAAGACACCATCCGTGACCAGAGTGTGGACCCTACGCTCCCCGGTAATTACGGAACAGATTATAAGAACTATTTTGGCCTTGGAACCGCACACGTTCTCAACACTCTTTATGTTTACATGGACCCACGCCGTTTGGATATTCCAGCACCGTTTGGTCTGTATCGCATTGTTGTGGTGGATGAAAACGTGGTGGTTCAGTTTGACGCTTCACCTTACCCACACGATAGCATTCCTATTATTCACGGTGAAGGTCAGTATGATGCACACAAAACCTTTGCGTCTTCTCTATATGATTTACTTATGCCTTTGCAACGGTATCAGGATTGGCTCCTTCGTACCCGTGTTGAGAATGTTCAGAGTATTGTACAGAACCGCTTAGTTGTTGACCCCAACCGTGTGAATATTAAGGATATCCTAGACCCTAACGCCGCAAGATTAGTTAGAACACTACCCGGTGCCAACCCCGGCGATGCTATCTTACCCTTACAGGTTCCTGATGCAACGCGGAACTACTGGCAAGATTTGGATACTGCGGGACAACTGATGCAACGAGTTGCCGCCGCCTCTGACACAGCGCAAGGCATTCAGGCCGAAACACAGCGCACAGCAACAGAGATTGCACGTCTGACTGCTCTCGGACAACAGAGGCTCGGTATGCAAGCACGTTTACTGTCTAGCACTACCATTAGACCTTTGGTGCGTCAGATGATTTCAAACCTTCAGTTCTTTGAGGTTGATGGCGGTATGGTCTCTATCCCAGAAGAAAGTACCGCAGATAATCCATCAGGTGATACTAAGTACAGCCGTGGAGATATACTGGGTGACTTTGATTATGTAGTCGTGGACGGCACACTTCCTCAGTCTCCAGAAGAAAATTCAGAGAACCTAATCCGTTCTATACGTGTGCTGTCTGAGACAGGAGCCGCTCAGAACTATGACATGGATATGTTTGTAGAGCGGCTGATTGAGAGCTTTGGCTTTACTGATGTAGAGAATTGGAAAAAGCAACCCGGTGAGGTAATGCCAGATGAACAGATTATGCAACAGCTTCAGGCCGGTAACTTGGTGCCAATGGGGCAAGCCGCTCAAGAGATGGGTCAGCCGGGTGTGGTTCCTAATCAGCCTCAACCAATTACGCCGAGAGTATCATGAGAGCGTATTCAGGCATGACTTCAAGCATATCTGGCAACTCTGAGAACCGACCAGAAAGTTACAGACGTGTGCGTAAGACACGCACCTGTTGTTGTGAAGTACCCGTAGTCAGACGCAGAAAAAGACAGAGGATAAAAATTGGCAAAGGACGTTAAGAGTGAAGAACTTTCCAAAGGTTTTGAAAAGTTAAAAGACAATTTCTTTTGGGAGGCTTACAGGTCTCGTTTACAGGACGAGTACACAAGGGTTGAGTTGGCACTTATCAGTAACGCATCGGCAGAAGCCGACCAGTTACGGGTATGTGCTTCATTGATGTCAGCATTCCGCACTGCATTGGAACTTCCAGAACGAATGATACAGGAAGCCCAAACGCAAGAGGAAATCGAAAGGTTAGAAAAAGATGGCTGAGAATATGACAGAAGCGGAAGTAACCGCACAGAAGAACCCCGGCTCTGGGGCAATCACTGACCCTGCAAAGGCGGCAAATCCCCCAGCAAACGCCCCTACTCCGCAGACAGACGCAGAGGCAAACCCTGATAAGACAGGTTTCTCAGCGGCAGAAAGACTACAGGCCAACGATAGAATGCCTGTAGATTTTGATTTTGAAGTGACAAATAACCCAGACCCAAGGGCTGGCGCAGAGGCCGGTGATGCAAACGCTCAAGACATGGGTGATGTAGAAGCTGATACTATTTCTAGAATGCTCAAGATTAAGTATCGCGGTCAGGAAGAGGAAATCCCTGAAGAAAAAGCTATCACTATGCTTCAGCAGTTCAAGAGCATGGACAGCAAGTATGGCCCAATCATGGAACTTGCTAGACGTGTGCAAGAGCAAACCGGTATTACAGACCCAAATCAAATAGCTAATGCTATGGGTGAAGGTATGTTGCAAATGCTTCAAGCACAGCAGGGCCAGTCCGAGGCACCAGCCGAAAGCCCCGCCGTAGCTGAAGCCAAGTCAGACCCCCGCGTAATGCAGAGAAATGTGCAGTCTGATGAGCAAGCCACACAAGCGGCCCAAGAATTTTTTGAAGAGAATGGTCTACAGCCAACAGATGCGGCTTTCAAATCAATGGCAAACATCTTCAAATATTCTGCGGCTATTGAGCAAGCGGCTACCGTACTGCCGACCTTGATGGAAGATGTCAGCATGTTCAAGCAACAACAACAGCAAGCGGCTATGCAATCACAGCAAACTCTTGTTGACGCTCAAGCATCTGCTACCGCACAGGAACTTGGCATAGATGATGAACAGACTTTCAATGATTATATCTCTTGGGTAGAGATGCAAGAGCAGACTTTCCCCGGATATAAGAATGCGATTGCTACTAATCCATCAGCTATTGATAAGTCTATTCGTGACTATCACGCTATAGCCAGCGGTAGTCGTAACGCGGCTGAACAAGCTCAAATGAAGCAACAGGTTGAAAAAGATATTGCGAGAGCCGGTGGTGAGACTGTAGCAAGTCGTGGTTCAGACGAGCCGGGTCAAGCCGCACCTTCTCGTAGCTTTAATGACCAAATGCTTGACCTTCTCTAGAAGTGCGAAAGCGTAGGTGGTTTGATTTTAAGCGTCTTAGAAACAGAAGAAGACGAGTACCTTACAAATCACCTATCACAGAACAGACATAGACATAGACATAAACAGTTGATTTGTGTCTATGTCTATATTATTATGTAGTTGACTTTGATGAATGCCAACCAAATGGCGTTGTGTAGGCCAAGACCAAAAGGAAACTAGCTGAACAATGACTAGACGGAGCTTTCAGAGAGGCGAACCCCTTTTAACTCTGGCTATATGAGGTAATAATTATGGCTACTCTCGGTATGCGTGGCACCGGCTCTTTTGCCGCTGACCATCGCCCTGAAAATTATCGTGAGAAGTACCTGATGCTGGAGCCGAATGGTTCGGCCCCGCTGACGGCAATTCTTTCGATGCTTCCTTCCGAAGCAACTGATGACCCGGAATTCCACAACTTCCGTAAGGACCTACCGGATTTCCGTTTCACCCACTCTGGCACAGGCTCTGCTTCTGCTACTACTCTGACTGCAACTTCTGCGGCTGATTTAACTTTCATTCGTATTGGTATGCTGATGAGAAACTTCACAACTGGTGAGGTTGTCAAAGTAACTGCAAAGCCATCAACCACTACTCTGACCGTAACTCGCGGTGTGGGTAACGGTGGTACTGGTGCTTCAATTACTGCCAATGATATCTTCTTTATGATTGGTAATGCCAACGCTGAAGGCGCGGACGTTCCAGACAGCATCTCATACGATGCCGCAAGCACTGAGAACTTCTGCCAAATTTTCCGTACTCCATACAGCATCACACGTACTGCGATGCACACGAACTTCCGTACTGGTGACCAGTACCTTGAGAAGTCTCGCGATGCTCTGAAGGAGCATATGGTTGGTATGGAACGTGCGATGCTGTTTGGCAAGAAGGACATCATCACCGGTTCTGCTGGTCGCCCAGAGCGTTACACAGACGGCCTGATGAACTCCATCACTACTAACGTAGAAGATGCCGCCGCAAACGCAAACGCTGGCGTGCTTACTGAAGCTGAGTTTGATGCGTTCCTCGCAGAAAAAGCCTTTGCTTTCGGTTCTTCCGAAAAGCTAATGCTCTGTGGTTGGAAGGTAGCAGACCATCTCCAGAAGCTGGCAAAGAACCGCTACCAGATTAATTCCACTGGTACTGGCGATGCCTACGGTGTGATGTTCACCACCTATAATACTTTTGCTGGAACACTTCAGGTGAAAACTCACCCAATGTTCCGTCAAATTCCGGGTGCTGAAAAAGACGCAATCATCCTTGACACTAAGGACCTTCGCTATCGCTATGTAGATGATACACAGCTTTTGAAGGACCGTCAGGGTAACGGCGTAGATGGCGTGATTGATGAATACCTGACCGAATCCGGTCTAGAAATTCTGCAAGAAAAGACACACGCTGTCATCACTGGCTGGAATGCAACCTCTTAATCCAGACACGGATTAACAGTAAAATCTAGACAGAACCGCCTATAGAGATTATTCTGTAGGCGGTTCTTTTACTTAGACAGGAGACAGTAATGCCAGCGAAGAAAGTAAAGTTTTATGCGAAGCGTCCAAATATGGAGATAAGCATAGACGGCAAAGTATATAAGTTTGAAGGCGGTGTACTCGCAGTGGACCCGAAACTGGCTGAACAAGTTGAGCGACACCATTTATATCGCAAAAACCACATCTTCATGGAAAAGGATGCGATCACAGTTGATGGGAAAATGGTTTCTATGAAAGATGACCCAAAGCTGGTTGAACTTCAGGAAGCCAAAAAATCAAATAAAGATTTGATATTTTTTCAGTTTAACGGACGTTCCAGCATAGATGTAGATGCCGGTCCCCATAAGATTAGGTTTGAGCAAGGCAAAGCCGCCGTAGAACCTGATGTCGCAGACTACCTTCGCAAGCATGTATTTTTCAGACAGGGACGCATCCAAGAAGTAGTGGTAGGTTAACATGTCAAGTTTCAATCCCTCTGGTTCCGGCACAGGTCAATTCTCAACACTCTCTGAGTTAGTTGATGACATGCTCAAAGAAAATGGTGAGGCCAGCCCCGCCGTCTTGAGGGCATTGGAAGAAAAGAAGTTTCTGAACTACGCAAACCGTATTGTTGCAGACATCAATAGACATCCAACCTTTCTAGACTTGCTAGACAATTCATATGATGACCAAACAGGTTCTATGACAGCCGGTTCTAATGAACTCACTATAGCTTCTGGCACCGTTACATTTGGTACATACACACCTGTTAAGGTAGCGGGTGCCGGTCATAGTGGTTCAGACTTGTATTCTTTTGTTGTCAAACCAAAAACTTCAGGGGGTTCCACCGTGAGTGGGACTTATCTGATGGCTGATGAAGCAGATACCACGGTCTCAAACGTGGTTGTATCACACCCATACAAGGTGAGGCTGAAACGATATCAAGCAATTACCAACACCAGACCCATTGATGATGAAGTTCTTATTGAGGGTTTGAAAGCATATTACGCCGTAGATGACATTGATACTAATAACACCGGTTTAATACAGTTAAAGAACTCTATTTATCTGAACACATTAAACAACTGGTTAGGTTCCGTGATTAATATTCAAGGAAATCTAGAGGTTGAGATTAACGAGTATACCTAATGGCTAGGCGTTTATTTCCTTATAATCGTTTTATTGGTCTGGATACAGTAACCAGTCCTACAAATATGTCTGAGAGGTTCTTTGTTGAACTGGATGGCGCATATGTAGATTTTCGTGGCCAGATTATAAGAGGACCCGGCGTTGATAATACTGGTCAGGGCAGTGGTGAGATATACAATATTGCTCATTACGGCTCTGATGCTGTAATTAAATATGAATATGACGGCACAAATATTGATGGCCGCGCCCCTAACAATGTTATTTTTAGCAACATGTTTCTCGCTACTACAGCGGCCATTACTCCAATAAGTATTGTTAACTTTGACCAGAAACAGTTTTCTTTTATGGAAGGACACGTTCCAAGGTATTGGGACGGGACTGCTTGGCAAAGTGCTACCACAACTAACGCAAGTTCTCTTGGTCGTTACCCAGACGGGGGTCATGCCGTCAACATATTAAACAGACTGGCTGTCGCAGGGATACCCAATAAACCCACGGAAATCCACATTAGTGTACAGGATAGTTTTGATGATTGGCGTACTAATACAACGAGCGGTACAACTCCTGCCGCCACAGACGGCCTCATACTGGACGTTAAGAACCAGTTTTCCAGTAATGATGTCATTAAAGGTTTGGCGGTTCTTGAAGGGGACAAACTGGTTGTCTTCGGTCAGAATGAAACTCTGGTGTATCTTGCGGATACCAACATCAACCAGTGGCAAATCGCCAGAGATTTCAGAGTGCCAATCGGTATCTTCGGAAGAAACACAGCGGTAAACGTAGGCACAGATGTATTCTTCTGTAGTCGTTTTGGTATTCACAGTCTGAGACGTGCGGCTTCAGGACTTACACTTGAAACAATTATGTTATCTAGAGAGATACAGGATAAGTTTCAGGAAGCCGTACAGGCTTGCCCAACCACAGGTGAAAGACAAGAACCCCATGCTGTTTGGGATGGTGAACTGGGGCAATACCATGTTTTCTTTCCGCGTGACATCGGTGGTCCCACACCATCTGAAACATTTGACCGTTTGACATTTACTTATGAACCCGGCGTTGGTCGCGGCGGTTTTAGGTCTTTTTCTTTTTCACCTACAACAAACATTTCATGTGCATCTTTCTTTGCGAGGCCAGATACAAGTTCACAAATTTCTGCATTACAAGTTGGCACATGGGGCAATGGTACAGGTGATGGTCAAGATTTAACCAGAGCTTCTAAGCCGAGCAGTGCTGATATGAGTATCCGTACACCGCTGTTAAGTTTGAATACACCAGACCAGTATAAGATGTTTAAGCGTCTTATCATTAGAGCAGTAGGCACTGCCGACTTTACAGTCACAGTCTTTGACCAAGACAATAATAACTTACAGTCTACAACAGTCCGTCCTGAAGCAGATAGCTTTGCGCCAACCACCGGTATTAGTGGTGACCAGACCAGACCAATTGATATTCCGATTCCACACAGAGCCAAAGCTATCTCTTTGCAGTTTAGCACAACATCCAGTTCAAGTGGTTACAGTGTGGTTGGTGATTTAAGAATTCTAGACTTTGCATTAGTGGTTGACATTAAATAATTATGTCTATGTCTATGTCTAGCCTAGAGATAAAAAATGATGTAGTATTAGGTGACATTACAGAGCTTTGTCTCCGCTCTGAATTGCACAGAAACTGGTACATAAAAGACATACAACGTCTGTTTATTGTGCCGATGGAGATGGACCAAGCACGACTGTTCTACAGGGACGGCAAGGTCATTGGGTTTATAAGTTGGGCTTTTTTGTCTTACGAGGCTGAAAATTCATTTTTAAACCGTACACGCAAACTACAGCCAGCGGACTGGAAGAGCGGAGAGCGGATATACATAATGGATTTAATTGCGCCATACGGAGATGTTGGAACACTTGGTAGATGGGTACGAGAGTATCTTACACCGATTGCTCCCAGCTTCAATACAGATAGGGCTTACTGGGTCCGAAGATATCCAGATGGTTCTATACGTAAGTTAGGTATGGCGTTTGAGCATGTTACAAAAGATAAATCCTTATAGAGATGGTATCACATTGACAGACTGTGTTGATGTGCTGGACCCTATTCAATCCAAGATATTTTGTTTTAGTAGTGACGGCGGCGGCGGCGGTGGTAGTAGCTCTAGTGTTGAGGACCCCTATGGTGTTGGAGATAGTGGTGAGTTTAGTACCGGTAACAACAATAACTTTAGTTCCGGAGGCTCTAGTGACAGCGGGAATGATGACAATAGCGGTTCGTCTGGCGGCACTACCTTTGGCGTAAATGGTGTTTCCAAAACAGGTTCTACAGCGGATGACGCGGCAATCGGTTGGACATCGAGTGCTGGTTCAGGTCAACCCGGCGGTAACTATGGAGCATTACAGAACGCTACCACATCAGAGGTAGACTATGCCCGGACTATGGCTGAACAAGGCGCAACTCAATCACAGATTTCACAATTCCTAAACACAGGCATAGACCCTACAGCTTCAGCAGAAAGTGGCACCGCTAACCAAGGCAATACCGTTGGTTCTATTATCCAAGGCGTTACACAGCAAGTCATTGGTCAGGCTGGGTACACAGCACCTACATCGGCCAAGCGGTCTTTTGATAGGACAACAGGAACATTAACAGGTGGCGGCGTGTCCGGTACCTCTAGCGCACAAGCCGAGGGTTTTGCAAACGAGGCGTTTGAAAGCGGCGTGACAGGCGATGTGGAGTTTGGTGAGATACCTTCACAGACCCTTGAGCGAAGTCAGCGTCAGCAAAATCTTCAAGAACGTCTGGACAGACGCGGTGACAATACTGTAACTCAAGATTTTAGTAGGTTCTATTCAGGCGAAGGCGGTAAAGAACAAGCGTTTAAATCTGAGAACTTAGGTTTGACAGCCAGCGAAGCCGGTAACTTTGCTTTGGTAACTCAAGACCAATTGAAGGAACTCGGCGAAAAGTATGGGGTCCCTAACATAGGAAACATGACCAAAGGCGCACAAACACTCGCCTTTTCAGAACTTCTAGCGGCAAATCCAGATATTAAGTTAGGCAGACCCGACCAGTTATTAGGCGGTCAGGGCGTAGTTCGTAATCAACAAATTGTAGATTACAACCCAGAAACCGGTTCTTTTATGGTTGAAGGTGGCGGCAGAGGTTTCCTTGGAAGTGATATAGGTAAAGCGTTTAGTTTCTTTGCACCGGCTGGCGCATTTTCCACAGCACTAGGTTTAGGCGGCACAGCCAATAGTTTAAGAAATGCTCAGTTAGACAAAGACACTGCGAGTATCTTTGGCACAGTTGGTGAAGTGTTGGGTGTGCCTCTTAGTCTTGGTATTACCGGTCTAGATTATGCCGGAGTAGATATAAACCGGTTCTTGCCACAGCTTTCTGATAGTAAAGCTCGTAACCGTTCTATGTTTACGGACGACACAGGCGGTGATGATAATACAGGCGGCGTGACCGCACCACAAAACATATCTCAGCCAATTAATAATCGGAGTTTGATACCAGACACCGCCGCAACAGGCTTGCTACGCCGCAAGCGTTTGCCGGGGTCAGATGTGTACGGCGTAACTACAAATGATTTCCCGTTTCTCGCTATGTCTGATGAGTTGAATGTATCAGGTTTAGGTGGAGGTAAAGGTCGCGGTAGGTCTGGAAGAATTCAGCAGAATAGAGGTAGATAGCCATGAGCATCTTTAAGAAAATTAGAAACTTCCTTGGAAAGGACGAAGTACGGGCTGGCCTAGCTATAGGTAGCGGTCTTGCTGGTATGGGTGCTTTCGATGGCATGAAGTATGGTAACGCACTGACAACAGGTCTAGGCGGTTTGAATGTCGCTTCTGGCTTGTCAGCCGGTGGCGTTTCGGGCGCATTACAAGCTGGTCTTGGTGGTTATGGCCTAGCACAAGGTATGGGTAAAGTTGGCACCTTCCAAGATACCTACAAAAGTATTTTTGGGGGTGGTAAGCAATCGTCTATTACAGGACCCACACCACGGCCTAGTATTGCAGACACATCCATAACTGGTGGTGGACCTCAGTCTTTCACAGACCAAGCACAAGCATATAATTTTGCTAACCGCTCAAGCATTCCAAACTATGCTTACGAAAGCCAAAAGAACTTAAATATAGCTGGTGATTTAGATGCAATGCGTCAGGCCGGTATGAGTGATGCTGATATACAGCAATATCTCAAGGAAAGCCCCCGAAAGTTTAGCGGTGGGTTCCAGCCGGATTTTGGTGTGCAGAATACAAATACTAACGCCACGCAGTTTGCAAATGTCAGCGGCGCAGTAAACACCGGTGGCGGTCTTCCCAAAGGTCCAAGCGGTCAAGTTAGCTTTGACCAGATGGCTTCAGGTACTAATCAAACACCTAGTATGAGCAATGCTGACATATTGACGGCAAATCAATCGGTGGTAGGCACAGGCGGCGGCGCGAATATGTCTACGCCCGGCGGCTCCGTATTTAGCGGTGCTGGTAATCAAATGGCCGCAAATAGTAATCAAGTGATGGTTACCGCTGGCGGTAAAAGTGTTCCATCCTTCATGGTTAATGGTCAGCAAGTCGTGATTGGTGAGAATGGTTTGATGCAATCAGCCGCTGATTGGGTAAAACAAAACACTGAAGGCAGTGGCTTTAGCTTCAAAGGTGTGATGGATAACATTGCACAGAAAGCTATGGATGACCCAATGCAAGCACTTTCTGTAGGCTCGGCTTTAATTACGGCATTTGCTGAAAGCCCACAAGAGCAAGCCGCACGTCTCTATGCGGAAGAGGTTGCCCGTGTTCGGGCGCAGACTGACCCTAACTCTGACTTCGGCCAAACCTTTATGTCTGAGTACACCACCCAGCGTCAGAATGAATTGAACCAACAGTACGCTGATGCGAAAGCTAACTGGGTTAGTTCTATGGCCGCTAGAGGTCTCACCAATAGCACAATTGCTACAGAAGGTATCACTTCACTAGATGCAAAGTTTGCTGAGATACAATCCAAGCTACCAATGGATGCGATGCAAGCTCTTCAGCAATACCAGAACAACCAGTTCAAGAACTTGAATTTGGGTCTGGGTCCAGCAGACGCACAGGCAAGACTTATGGCAAGTCAATCTAATCCATTCTCATTAGCCTCGAAAGGCGCAGTCGCAAGCGTAGGGTCTTAACATGTCTAGATTTATGACAACACTCGGCAACCTCGGTCTGTTAGCTGGTCAGTTGGATGCCGCTGAAAAACAGAAAGAAGCCAAGCAAAGAGCGGCGGCTGAAGAGCAACGTCAGTTCAATCTTGGACTTGCGGCTAAATATGACATTGCAAGGTACAATCAGGACCAAGCAAACCAACGTGCAA